GTTGAAGTCCCAGACTCCGGAGTCCCACATTACCCCTGCCCGCTCGATGTCCCTATGTGTCTGCTCGAGCCAGCGGTCGATCATCCACTGGGGCCGATACGTGATCGCCTGGGCCGTGTCGTACTTCGTCTTGAGGATGCTCACCCCGCGGACGAGAACTCCAGCTACGGGGAACCCGTGCTCCGCTGCGGCCCAGCAGTATGCTGTGAACTGGGAGCGCAAGTCCCACTGGCGGGACCAGGATGCGCCGAGTTGCGAGGTCGTCTTATCATCGAGGATGTATCGGGCTCCTGCAAAATCACATACCATGTCCGCTCGGCCGCAGTAGATCAGTGGGTCATCCGACTCTGGATGCGCGTAGTCGAGTGGGACGGCGAAGGAGAACTCAATCCCGTGGCGGTCCCCCAGTTGGGCTGGCTTTGCCACGTCTTGGCTCAACGGGTAGCTGGAGAAGTAGAACTCCAGGGCTCCCGCTGTCCGCAGGGCAGACTTCGCACTGTCCGGTGGGCACTCGAAGTCCCCATACGTTACAAGGCAGGCGTTGACCCCGAGGGCTACAGCTTCGGACTCGGGTCGGCCGGAGACGTAGAACGCCTCGCGGGCGACTTCGAGCCCACGGGCATATGCTGCCCCGGCATGGAGGTGGACGTTCTTGCCCTTTGTCTTCCAGTGGTACAGGTGCTCATATGCGAACCGCTGGGGACAGGAGCGAAATGCTGCGATCATAGTTGAATCCCAAACCTGTGGGAACGGCGGACGTTCTATAGCCATCTGGTTCTCCCTAACTTGCGTAAGTCAAAAGGACCGGAATCGATTATCCGGTATTCTGAATGCCGAGCCTGGCGAGTCGGCCTTACGACCACGCCAGCCCTTCGGGCTTCCGCGATGTAGCGGACGCCGGTTGAGCGAGAAATGCCGATTCGCTTGCACACGCCGGGCATGTTCTTGCCCTCGAGATTGCAGAGGAATCGAAAGAACTTTCCAATTGCGCTCATGTTAGAGACCCCGCATACTCGAAGGCGGCCAGAAGAGACCAAAGGATAATGTAGGCCTGAAAAACTACATCCGTTGGCCACCTGAAGAACCCTAATATGGCGAATATAAAGCCTGGGAAGGAGGCTATGAGAAACAGAGTAAGGGCGCTCATGGCTGGGGCCATCCCAGGACGAGGGTGAGGAATAGCCAGAGGAGCATCGCCCCTACGCAGCCCCAACCGGTGGCTGCTACCCAACCGGAGCCTTCACACTTGTCTGCCCATTCTGGGTCCTCACTCATGGCAGCATGTCCTTGAGCATATCTTCCGCTGAACGGACGACTCCAGCTGCGACTTTGCGCTTCGATGCGGCGGAGCTGGCGGCCGCGGACTTCCGGCCGGCGGAGATAATCTCCACGACCTCTCGCATCTCGTCGATGGAGAGTTCTACCCCCTGGGCTCGCTTTGCCCGGAGGGAGGAGAGCCTGATTTCACCTTCATGGGTTAGCATAGTGTCTCCTGAGTATGTCAAGCGTTTCGGCACTCGCCGAAACGAAATGCTTCCCTGGCTGAGTCCCTGGGACGACTTCCGCCACGTCGAGCCGAGATTGCGCGAACCACTCTCGCAGGCGGGCCTCGAAGAACGCTTTGTACGCCCCGAGGGGCACTCGTCCTTCGAGGTCCGACCAGAGTTCGAGGGTGAGCTTTGCAAACAGGTCTTGCTGGATGCAAAGCTTGAGTTCGTAATTCGGAATTATCGCTGGTCGTCGTGGCACTTGATAGTCCTTCTATGGGGGAATGGGAGTCTCTCGCATTGGCAAGGCTCTGGGTCGGCCCGGCGAAGGCGGGCGAGGATTTGCCAGTGTTGCTGATCCTCAGACCTGACTCGGACGAGCCTATACTGCCCTGTTCCGTACTCAATCTCGTCCAGCAAGGTCACAATATGACCTATGAGGACATGACCAGAGCCGAGAACTCCCAAGACCTTGTACTTCCCCCCGGGGGTGAGCCTAGACATTTGTGTATCCGTGCTCGGCCAGGCACGACGGGCAGATGTCCGTCCGCATGGTACGGTATTCGATCCTGCGGGGGAGATCTGGATGGTGCTCGCGGGTCACCGCCTCGCGGGGCTTTATTATCTGCCACCTCGCGCTCGAGTCCCGGATATGCCGGTGTTCGAGGTATTCTCCCTCGACCCAGAAGTGAGTGCGTCCGCATGTGCAGACTTGCTCGCAACAGAGTGCGACGAGGGCGTGCTCTCGCCACTCGAGCTTGAGCAAGAGTGCCCGGGCTATTTCTGATGCCTCTCGGCCTTCGTGGGACTCAGGTGGGAGCCGACGGGCCTCTCGTCTGGCCTCGCGGAGCCTGTCTCGCTCCGTTGCGGTTTGCATCGCACGAGCGAAGAGCTCGTCGAGGGGAGAATTCTCTGATTCCGGCTCGGCCATGTCCGGGGTAGCAAAGTGGCCTCTGTGCTTGTTCATTGGAGCCTCCGTTCCAAAGACTGCGGTTTGACGATTGGATTATGATATCGTAATCCGCCCGGGATTGCAAGAAGTTTCTCCCAGGTGAATCACAGTCGAGAGATTTCATTCTCCGCTCGCTCGAGCGTCTCGATGCACTCCTCGAGATAGTCCTTATCGTCGAGGAGCTCTTCGTACAGCTCCTTCTGCATAGCGAACTTGGCGTCTTCTATCTGACCTTCGACTACTGACTTCAAGTCCGAAATGTCATCCTGCACGGCGAGGATCCAATCTCTAGTTATATCGATCTTGGCTTTCAGCGCGTCACTAAATGGTTCCATGTTTGCCTCCATGTAGCGGGCTGGACACCCGCCGGGAAGGGACTCTCTGAGTCCCCTCTCGGCGAGGCTCGTGCGGCGACCTTCTCACACAAGCCCCAGCCGGCAGGGGAGGCGCCTGCTATGCCCCGGAGGGCAGTCCTGCTAGGAGGGCGGATGCCTGGGCCGAGGTATCGGCCTTGGGCGAACGTCCTTTGATTTCCTCGATCTTCGCTCGGATCGGGCCGTAGTCACGGAGGATTGCCTGCTCCTTCGGAGACTTATCCGCGAGGAACGCGCGGGCCTTCTCGGGCGTCAGGCTGTGCAACTCGCACAGCGCCCGGACGAGCAATCCGGCGCCAGAGACTCCACCCGTGGACTCGCGGGCTTCGCGCCACTCTCCGCGCTTGACCCGCTCGTGGAGCGCGAGCACCCACTCGAATGCGTCCTCGGCGTCCTGAGCCGACGCGAACTCGTCTCGGTACTTCTGCTCCACTCCGTGCCACATGAACTGCTCCTGCAGGGCAATCACGTCAGCCTTCTCTACGGTCACGGAATCGCCTGATTTGAAGTCGAAGCGCAAGCTCCCGCCTTCGAGCCGCTCTGTCTTGCACTTCTGGCGCTCAGTAAACTCGAGCACTCGGCCGTCCTTCATCGTCACTGGGTACTTCACTGTCTCTTTCTTCTCTGCCATTTCAGTCTCCATTAGCATTACGTTGGAATTCGCATGTGCTGCCAAATCGACGAGCACATGCGGATTGTGCCATGTTGCGCTCATCGTGTCAACGAGTTTCGGTGGGGTTTCCGTGGGCGCTGTCCACAATCTCGCCCGATACCCTTTGAACGAGGTAGACTTCGTCCGCTATGGGAAACGCTGGGGAGAGGCAGTACCACGTTGGAACTACGAGCCAGTCCGTGGGGCCGAGCTTGAGGACTGCTAGCTGTGAGACCTCGGCCCATGATCCGACTCGCAAGTCGGAATTCGCGGAGAGCCTGGCTGTGAGTCTGTGGCGTGTGCCTTTCCACTGGTGGTCGTACACTGGAGGTTTCATGCTTCGGCTCCCCCATCTTCCAAGTCCTCGCATGCGGACACTAGACCGTCGAAGTCTTCCTCTGGCCCTAGCAAGTCCGCAACGGCCAGAACGGCGTCGTACTCCAACCCGAAGTCCTGGGCGAGGGTGTTGATATAGTCTGCCCTATCCTGGTATCCCTTTTTCGTGTATATGCTCATTTCTCTGCCTCCATCTGTTGCTTCAACCTGGCAAGACTTTCCTCGACGCTGGCGCCAGGCTTCTCCGCATCGAGGGCTGCCCGAAGTATACGAGCGAATTTCGTGTCCGAGCGGGACTCGAGAATCACCCTCACGGGTGGACCCGAGTCCACGCGGGCGCTCAAGTTATTCGCTGCAGCGAGCAAATCACTCGCGCATTGCATGGCGAAGCCTGAGTCGACTTGGCCGAGCGACTCTGGGAGTCGCTGAGCTGCGATGAGCCTCTTCGCCAGTCCCGATGGGCCGGCCTCACCTGCTCGAGCGAGAGCGGCCCAGAAGTAGTAGAGTGTCGTTCGAAGCCCGAGTGCGTCCGTGGGGCTAGCACATGGGACCGCGAACCCACCCGAGCGATGAGCGATGAGTGTGACCTCAAAGCACTCGGGTGGGTAACGCTCTGGTCTCAAAGATCGGGGCATGCTATGTTACCTCCGAGTGCTTTCATCTCACGCCTCCAAAGTTGCACGCAACGGTGCGTGCATTTTAGCACACCAATAGGGTAACTGGGCATTTTCTAGAACTTGTTATTCTCGTAAGTTCTTCTCTTTCCAAGACAATCGTATTCGCGTTTCTCGAATACGTTGTTCTCACACAAGACTCTGCATCTCCTTGTGAGCCTTCTGTGGCTACAACACAAATAAACTCAGGCTCTTCTCCGATTTCCACTAAAAAAGCAAACTGTTTTGTGCTCATTTCTCACCTCCATTTTTTGGTGATCTGCCCCAGCCGGCCATGCGCGTGGGTGCATTTTCCAATCATATCAGCCCATCCGTGGGCTGTCAATAAGATTCGTGGGTGCTGTGGCGATCCTCGACCGCGAAACGCGGCCCGTATTTCCCCAATAGTACCCTGTTAGCACCCAATGTGCGCCACCCGTGGCCCGACCCCCCGTCTCAATCTCCCAAGCATTCTCTCTCCCCAGCATTCTCCTCCTCCCTCCTTCCTTCCCATTCAAGTTATAAAAAAATATATGATGAATACAGGGGAAATATGAGATGAGGTTGGGGGAAGTGTGAAGCATGAAGTGTGCGTAGCGGTAGGATTGAGAGAGGGGGTCGGACGCAAACGGTCGCACCCTGGGTACTAACAGGGTGCTAACGGGGAAATCCGGGATTTCCGTATCCCGGGATTCCCCGACCGTCTGTCCCGAGTTATTCGGGCCGCATCCGGGCCAATTCCGCGCGCAACTCAGCAATTTCCGCCTGTTGCTTGTGGAATTTTTGCTCGTATTCCGCGACGACGGCGCCGCGATCCGGTCCATCGAGCCATGATTTAATCCGGGCAATGTCTCCAGACATGTCAGCGACGATTTTGACGACGAGCAATTCGTCGTTCGTGCGCGCCCCGTGCGTTCCAAGGCCCGTCACTCGTGCGATACCCTTCGCGGCGGGAATCGTAATTGACGCCTTGGTCTGCAGATTCGTGACCGTGAGCGCCCGAGTTTCCCCCTCGCCTGTCCATTGATATACATTCTTTGCCATGATCGCCTCCAATCATCGTACGCGGATTGCGCACAGGGTCAGTATCGCATCCACGGGCGGGCTTGTCAAGTAACAATGTGTAACAAATTTGTAACGGAGTGTAACTTCCCCGCGCGATCCGGCATTCCATGCTGTGCAACGGCATCCCACAATCCGGAGGTATGGTGCGCTGCAGCAACCGTACGCATCCGTCCGTACGCGAATGCCCGTATGTGTTTCCCCTTACGTAGCACACCGTACGCATCCTCCCGGACGGGCGCTCACGTACGGGCGCTCGCGGGGGCACCCCCACCGGGCCAAACTTTAGGGAGGGGTACACTGTGCTTGTGGGGCCCCCTCCAGCTAGGTAGAGCTTAGTGAATCTCGACCGCATTACGAAAGCGTAATTCGGGCGTCGAATCCCGCCGACCCCGCACCCGGCTTGCGCCCGCCCGCCAAGTCATGCACAATTCGGCCCACAACCCCCGCGAGTCTAGCATGCCGAACGACAGAAGCGAACTCGTACTCCCCGATGGCACGGTGATTCCAGTGCCGCCCGGCCCGCCCCGGCCAGCCCGTTTCGTACAGACGCGGGAACAGCCGATCCAGAAGCTTCGGTGGACCCACGACCTTGCGATTGACATGATGCTGCAGAATCCCGAGTGGGATCAGCGGCGTCTGGCCCAGTACTTCGGGTACAGCGATGCCTGGGTGTGCATGGTGATTGCGAGTGATGGGTTCCAGGCGAAGCTCGCGGAGCGCCGGGATGAGGTTCTGAACCCGGAGGTGAAGCTTCAGATTGAGGAACGCTTTCGGGCCCTGGCGAACCACTCGCTCTCTCGGCTCCACGAGAAGCTCGAGAACCCTAATGCGAGTGATAACCTCGTGCTGAGGAGTGTTGAACTTGCGGCGAAGGCGCTGGGCCTAGGTGCTCGGGCGCCTATGGTCTCCGCGAACGTGCAGGTTGCGATAGTTGTGCCTCCGAAAGAGGCCCGGGTGGCGTAGAGGAGAACCCAAATGACCATACGAAAGTCCGGCTCTGGGTACAAAGTTCAGAGCGAGAAGGGGAAGAACCTCGGTGGGCCATATCCCACCCGCGAGCAGGCGCAAGAGCGGCTCCGCCAGGTTGAATATTTCAAGCATGCGAAGCCCGCTGGCCGGGCGAAGGGGAAATGACTATGGAAGGTGTTGGGTATAAGCAACTTACTGGGAGTGCCTTGATCGCCCCAGTGGGGGTGGCCTCTCGGCTCTTGGGTTATGAGGTCGTCGTGGCGACAGCCGTGGGTCCGATTAACGTCCGGGAGGGGAGTGTCTCCGGGACGATCGTGATGGTGATCCCGAGCGGGACAGCCGCCGGCGCCCGGGCGAACCTCGCGACTCCGATTAACATCCCAGGCGGGATCTTTGTGGAGTACAACAGCAGCGCCACAGGGACGGTAAACTTCCTCGTGTCATAGCATGAACCGCGACCTCGACATAATCTGGGAACCATCGGCCAAGCAGGCTGAGTTCCTCTCCGCCCCGGAGGACGAGGTCCTGTACGGCGGGGCCGCTGGGGGCGGGAAGTCTGACGCCCTGCTCATCGACGCCCTTGGGTTGAATCAGTCCCCACCAGCGATCGCGAACCCACGATATCGGGCATTGCTGATTCGAAGGTCGTTCCCGGAGGTCCGGGATCTCGTGAACCGATCTCGAATGGTCTACCCGCGGGTCTGCGAGGGCGCGAAGTTCCGCGAGGCGGACCACGAGTGGGAATTCCCCGGCGGGGGCCGAATCGAGTTCAACTATACCGAGTCCGAGACAGACGTGTTCCGGTTCCAGGGGCGGGAGTTCCAATGGATCGGTGTGGATGAGCTGACTCATCATCCGACACCTGCGCCTTGGCACTTTCTCCGGTCCCGTCTGCGCTCTCCGGACCCGAACTTGAAGAAATACATGCGGGCGGGTACGAATCCTGGAGGCCCGGGGCATCAGTGGGTGCAAGAGTATTGGCAGATCGATGCTGCAGGGAGCCCCACGAGTTTTCGCGCGGAGGTCAAAGACCCACGGACGGGGGCCACATCTCATTTCACCCGCCGATTCATCCCAGCGAAACTCGAGGATAATCCCCACTTAGCTGACTCCGGATATCGTGAGGCCCTTCTCTCGCTCCCCGATATGCAGCGTCGGGCGTGGCTCGATGGTCGCTGGGACGTCGTGCAGGTAGAGGGCGCGATCTACAAGCTCGAACTCGAGCGGGCGTATGAGGAGAAGCGGATTCGGAACGTTCCCTACGACCCACTGATCCCGGTGGACACGTACTGGGACTTGGGAGTAGGCGATGCAACGGCTATCTGGTTCCGGCAGGACGTGGGGCAGGAAATTCGCGTTGTGGACTACTTTGAGGCGAGCGGAGAGGGCCTCCCGTATTATGCGAACGAGCTCCAGCGTCGGCACTACAATTACGGCCGGCACTATGCTCCCCCGGATATCAGAGTTCGGGAACTCGGAAGTGGGCTCTCCCGGATCGACACCGCGAAGAAGCTAGGTCTGCGCTTCGAAATCGTTCCCACGATGAGACTCGAGGACGGGATTCACTCCGCCAGGATGATGTTCCCGCGGTGCTACTTCGACATGGTGAAGTGTAAGGCGGGCCTCCAGGCCCTCTCTAACTACCGGTGGGACAAGAATAAGAGACTGGGAGAACTCAAGTCGACCCCCGTGCATGACTGGTCAAGTCACGGGGCGGACGCTTTCCGTTATATGGCAGTGGCGAAGACGAAACCGCAGGCTGGAGGAGAAGCTCCCCGTCGGCGGGTCCCCGCCTTTATCTCTGGCTCTCTTGGGTGGATGGCATAATGGCTGATAAAACGGTCCAAGAAGCACTCGAGCGGTTTAAGGAAGCGTACGAGTATGAATCTGAGTTCCGCGAGTGCGTGAAGGAAGACCTCGACTTCCTCGCGGGGAATCAGTGGCCGGAGTCGGTCAAGGCCGCCCGGGAACGGGACGTGGAAAACGGGCCTCGTCCATGCCTTGTGATGGACAAGCTGAACCAGTACGTCCGCCAGGTTGTGAATGACGCTCGACAGAACAGGCCCGCGATCAAGGTCCGAGCGGTCGAGGATGGGGACTCGGACGTTGCGAATATCATCCAAGGGCTGACCCGCAACATCGAGGACGTGAGCCGGGCAGACATCGCGTATGATCGAGGGATTGAGGGCTCCGCGAGCGTCGGCCGGGGCTGGTTCCGGGTGAATACGGAGTACGTTCGGGCGGACTCGAGTTCCCAGGACATTCGGATTCTGAGCCTCCCCGATCCACTCTCGGTGATCCCGGACTGCGACTATCGGGAGCCAGACGGGTCGGATATGAAGTACTGCTTCGTGATCCAGGACCTCCCGAAGGCCCGATACGAGCGGATGTTCCCGAAGGCAAAGGCCTCGGACTTCCAAATCGTCGACGGGTGGGTCTCGGATAACCACGTGCGGATTGCGGAGTACTTCCACGTTTACGAAGAAGCGAAGAAGCTCCTGCGGCTCCAATCCGGGCATGAGATGTTTGAGGATGATTATGAGGAGATGAAGACGGAGTATGGGGACTCGGCTCCGGAGTTCCACGATTCACGGGATGTTGGTCTTCCCCGGGTGAAGTGGTGCAAGATGAACGCATTCGAGATTCTGGAGGAGACCCAATGGCTCGGGCGTTGGGTTCCGATTATTCCTGTCCATGGGAATGAGATTTGGCAGGATGGGAAGAGGCTCCTGTTCGGCATGGTTAGGCAAGCGAAGGATGCTATGCGACTGTATAATTACAGTCGGTCGGCGTATGCGGAACTTATTGCTCTCGCTCCAAAGGCCCCGTTTATCCTCGCTGAAGGCCAGATTGAAGGATATGAGAGTGACTGGGCTCGCGCGAATCGAGTGAATCTGTCGTACCTGCCGTATAAACCTGTGGACGTTGCGGGGCATCAGGTCCCCCCGCCTCAGCGCCAACCCTTTGCCGGAGTGCCCGCGGGGCTGCTTCAGGACATGGTCCAGGCCGAGCATGACATCCAGTCGAGCTTGGGGATGTACGCGCCGAGTGTGGGGCAGCCCTCGAATGAACGCTCGGGGAAGGCTATCCTCGCCCGCCAACGTGAGGGGGACGTCGGGAACTTCCACTATCGGGATAACTTGGCCCGGAGCATCCGGCATACCGGGCGGATTCTGATCGACCTTATTCCGAAGATCTATGACACCCGCCGGGTTCTGCGTATCATCGGGGAGGACGGGGTTGAGTCCCAAGTTATCATCGACCCACGGACCCAGCAACCAGTGACTGAGGTAAAGCTCCTTTCCGGGGGCGTTCGGAAGATCTATAACCCGGGGATTGGGGAGTACGACGTTACGATTTCTACTGGCCCGGGGTATGCGACGAAGCGGGAGGAAGCCGCGAACGCGATCCTTCAGCTTACCCAGGCAGCTCCGCAGCTCTTCGGGGTAGTCGGGGATTTGCTTGTTAAGTCGATGGACTGGCCCTATGCGGACGAGATTGCCCGCCGTCTGCGACTCATGCTCCCGCCTGCCCTAAAGCCTGAGGAAGATGGGAAGAAGCCGCTGCCGCCGGAAGCGCAGATGAAGATCACCCAGCTGACCCAGGCACTCCAAATGGTCACTGCGAAGGCCCAGGAGATGCAAGGGGAGTATGCAAAGCTCAAGGGCATCGTTGATGGGAAGGTTATCGACCAGAAGATAAAGGCCGAGGACGCACGAGTCGAGCTTGAGAAGCTTGATGTGGAGCGGGAGAAGCTCGACGTTGAACGGTCGAATATTGCGCTGGAACGGGCGAAGCTCGTGGGAGAGGTGGAGGCCCGCAATGCCGAGGCACTGGAAAAGGTGGCCCCGATTATGAAGCAAGAGAGTGACTTCTCCGAAGTTGTTCAGGTCATGCAGCAGGGATTTGGCCAAGTCGTCGATGGCTTGGGGCAGATGCAGGCCGCGATGCAGGCCCTCGGGCAAGGGATGCAAGCTCTTGGACAGAAGATGGATCAGCACGCAATGGGAGCCCAGGAGCACGTAGTTCGGGTTCTCGCGGATGGCGAAGGGCGGAGCCTCCGGGCGATACAGTCCATGATCGAAGGAGCCCAGACAGTAGCTGTGGTTCCGGACTTCGACGATGATGGAAACGTAGTCGGTGGCACGGCCCTGCAAAGGGATGGTCGGAAGCGGACAGTTAACGTAGGAAAGGGTACTTAAAATGGGCGTTGGTGACACGTTTCAAAACAATCTGCTGGATCTGGTCTTTCGCGCAACCGCGATAGCAAACATCGCGGACAATGCGGCTGCTTCGCCAGAGACAAACATCCACAATGCGCTGCACACGGCGAGCCCGGAGACCGGGAATCTCTCGACGAGTGAAGTAACTTACACGAGCTATGCGCGCGTGAACGTGGCGCGCTCGACCGGCTTCGGTGCTGCGTCAAGCGGCTCGACAAGTCCTGCGGCCAACATCGACTTCCCGGCTGGTACGGGCGGATCGGGAACGGCGTCCCACTGGGGACTTGGCAAGACTGGGGGTGGCGCTGCACTGCTCTACTGGTCAGGCACGGTAACGCCGAACGTTGTCACAGGTAACGGCGTGACCCCGCGACTGACTACGGCGAGTACGGTGACGCTGGCGTAGTCATGCCGTCCACCAACCCCATCCGTAAAGCCCTTGAGGAGTCCGACACCCGTGGTCTTGTGAAACTAACAGGACTGCGGGTGAAGAACAAGCACGAGGCCGAGCAGATGATGCATCTTGCGCGCACGAAGGCGGAGAGCGTAGAGCTCGCCAAGCGGCAGTATTCGCATGCTTGGCTTGTCGAGCGCGGGTTGCCGTCGATGCTGCCGAGTAAGGATTGGCCTATCGTGATCGCTGCGTCAGTGGGGATCTGCGTGGACTCTGCGGTGCCAGAAGTGAAGATCGCTCTCCGGGGCGCGATGGAGGATGCGGTCAAGAAGTGCTATGCCGATGGCACTCAGGATCCGGTGATCGTGCGCCAAGCGATGAAGGATGCGTTCGAGAAAGAGCGCAAGGGGTTGTTCATGGGGATTGGTGAGAGGGCTAAGGAGAAATAGATATGGCACTGACTTCCGGACAATTAACGCAACTCAAGAATGTGGCGCTTGCCGATCCGACCGCAGCCGCTTTCTTGTCTGCCGGCAATGATACCGAGCTCGCGGCATGGTTCAACGCTAATGCCGTGCCTGATTTTTGGGTGTATCGTCGCAACATCAATAGCGGCGAGATCGGTATTGCGGTGAGCTATGTGGCTGTTGCATCAATGACGACAGCAAATCTTGATCGTGTGAACAATTTCCTTAACATGAATAGGGTGTCGTTCAATGGGCGTGCCGATATCAAGACGTTTCTCGATGACACATTCTCGGGGACTCTTGGGGGAGAGGGCGCCAACACGAGGGCTGCGCTCGATCTAATGTTGCGTCGGCTTGCGAATCGCTTCGAGCGCACATTTGCGACAGGTACGGGAACAAGCGTTGCGCCGGGTGCGCTCGTCGAAGAAGGAACGGTCAACACGACGATTGCCGCGCAGATTAGGACCGCATAATGGCTAATGCAATCCAGATTGACGGTACGGCATGGAAAAAGGTTAATGGCGAGGCCGGCGCTGATACTGCTTGGTCGATGGAGGGGGTAACCAACGGTGCTGGGCAGGTGTCCGCGCAGGCTGATCTGGGCGCATTGCCACGAGGGGCGATTATCGATTGGCAGTGCGAGGCCCAATTCCAGGCAACGCCGACGCAGGGCAAGGGGATTGAGCTATATGCATCAGGGGCGGATCAGACAAGCTCGCGCGTCGATGGCGATATTGGCACGAGCGATGCAGCCCTTGGCGATGTGGACATGCGCCGAAACCTGTACCAGTTCGGCTATGTCGTGAGTGAGAATGCTGCCGCGTCAGAGAAATGTATTGCCAGTGGTTATTTCCCGTGGACGAAGCGGTACATCTCATTCGTCGGTTACAACGATAGCGGAGCAACGACGAACGCGACTGATAGCAACTTCATCTTCTATTACCGCGTAGTGTATCCAGAGGTTCAGTAGTGCTTGGTCCGAATTCGAACCTGCTGTTGAGGACTCTGCCGCCTCAGATCCCGCGCATCAATTGGAGCAATCCAATTACGCGCGGGCTAGTATTCGCGCCGTGGCCGGTGGGCAATACGTTTTACGATCTAGTCTCACGGGAATGGGGAACTGTTACAGGCACCATCACGAGAAAGCGACAGGCAAGAGAGAACGGACACAGCAGGATTTCCTTCGCCAATGTGGCTACGGGTAGCGGAGCTGGCGGGAATGACTATGTTCTATGGCCAGGAAGTTCTACGTTGCGCGGCGGTGACATCGTTAATAACTGCACGCTCTTGGCTCTTGGTGGAGCTAACGCATCGGTAGATGGAGTGATGTATCCGATTATTGGAAATACTGATTCAGTAACTACGGGTGATGGCATCGTCCTGTGCATTGATTCGTTTAATCAGGTAGGACGGGGAAATATCTTAAAAACGAATTACGCTGGTTCGAAAGGCAACTCCGCTGCCGTATTGGGATCGGACTTCGAGAATCAGCTTCATCTGTTTGGATTTTCCTTCACAAATAACGGCACTGATGGCCATTGGTTTTATGACGGAATCGGAACTGCCTTTAGCGGGGCAGGCACACACGGTACGGGAGTCAACGACAGTCGTAGAGCGCGCATAGGATCAGCAGGCAATTTCCAATCCGATACGACTTTGCTTGCTTGCGGTTTCATGTGGAATCGAGCACTAACACCACAAGAATACGCGGCGCTGTGGTTTGATCTGTGGCAGCTTTACGAATCAGATCCGTTGTTCGTGGTTGGCACTCCGCCACCTCCGCCTCCGCCAGCCGCACAAATCCGCATTGCCTCATCCGGAATGATCTGGCGATGAGCACGATATCCCGCAACTCCGGTACGCGCATTGAAAAGCGCGAGATTAAATGGCCCTGCGACGTGTGCGCGCGGAGCACTGAGCGCGGTTGGCTTTGGCTACCTGGGGGAGATTGGGTGCTCTGTCCGCAGTGCGCGGGGAGTGGCTTGATCACGGGCGAGGAAACGCGCCTCACGCAAACACGCAAGATTATTTTGCCATCACGAATGGGAGTATCGCCATGAGTAGGTATGCCTTCGGAATGCGCTCGACCGTTGCTGGGACGAGTGCGAGAGCACACTTGTCAATTTTTGCTGCCGCGTCGATTGGCGGCACGGTTCGGGAAGTCGGTGTGTGCAATACGACAACGACTGCGTTTGCGGTATCGCTGGCACGGTTTACGAATGCAACGGGCGTCGGCGCAGGTCAGACCGAAGGCGAATACGACGAGGCCGCAGCCGCGCCGAGCTGCACGGTATTCGCAGGACACACGGCGGACGGTGGTGTGGGTCAGGTCTTTCGACAGTGGTCTCTTGGTGCTGCTATCGGCAGCGGCGTTATCTGGACGTTCGGCGACAAGGGACTCATCATCCAGGTTGGAACGGCGAACGGGATCGGGCCGCTTGTGCCTACTGGCACGGGTCAGATCGGAGATGATTACCTCGACTGGGACGAGTGATGTACGCCGAAATGCTGTTCAATGAGCTAGCGCAGCGCGGGTTTTTAAATGGTGAATGCGATGGTGTCTCCTATGCACAACTCACCGACGAGGCGAAGCATGATCTTGATCAAATCGTACATTACATACGCGCTACCATGATTGAACATACAGTTAATGTTTGTGACGAGTGATCCATTGTGGCTGTTGGCATAACAAATACTGCTAACCCGGCAGGTGTTGGCACTACCGCTAACGTAGCGACGTATACGGGCGTTTCGATCGGGACTGCAAGTCCTGATCGCGTTTGCGTTGTGCTGATCGGTAAAGAGGTTGCCACGGTTACAGTTAGCAGCGTGACGTGCGATGGCGTTGCCATGACGGCTATCACGAGCGGCGCGACGTTCGGAAATCAGGGCGTATGGGCGTATTGGATACATAAGCCCACCGGCACAACAACTGATATTGCCGTGACGTGGAGTGGGGCGGCGACGAGCGCGCAAGAGCACATCGCGGTCTATGCGATAACTGATGCGGTATTCCCGCCGCTAGTATCCGGAACGAATACATCTACAGATATGGATGCTGGCACGCCTCTCACGACAGGCAGTCAAACTATACCGACGAACGGCGGAGCGCTTGCTATTGCATCATGCGCGAATGATGCAACTACGAAAACATGGGCCAATATCACTAGTGATCTTGATACCGATGCCGGGGATTTTCGGTTTTCTACGGCAAAGAGAACCACAAGCGGTACGGTAACAATGACTTGTACAGGGAGCACTAATCAGGAAGACGGCGCTCTCCTTTACATGATCTTCGCGCAACAAGCCTTGCCGGCAGTATCCATGCAAACGATGAGGGCTGCATGAGCAATTACACACGCTACAAGGTTCCGACTCCGCTACGAGCGGATCGGATCCGAGTATCGCGTGTTATTGGCGGATTAGAACCCTCTTCAGCATCTATCGGTGCTGCCGCCGGTATCGGCAATGCCGCAGGTATTGGTGTATCCACCGCCGCATCCACAGGTGCGGCATCCGGAGTCGGTAACGCTAGTGCTGTAGGTCTAGCGATATTTTCAGGTGTTGGCGCCGCAGCCGGGACAGGTAACGCAAGTGGCGTTGGTGTTGCATTCTCCAGCGCGACTGGTGCCGCATCTGGGACGGGGAATGCGGCTGGCGTTGGTTCCTCGACCGCTGCATCTATTGGAGCAGCAGCCGGAACTGGGGATGCGGCTGGGACCGGGTCTTCGACTGCTGCATCGGCAGGCGCGGCGGCTGGTACTGGAGATGCCTCTGCTGTAGGTGCACCCACTGCGGCGGCAACGGGTGCCGCAGCCGGCACGGGTAACGCAAGTGCTACTGGCACTGGCATTAACGCCTCTGTCGGCAATGCGGCCGGCACTGGGGATGCGGCAGCGGTATCCGAGTCGGGAAGTATCGGTGCTGCGGCAGGGACGGGCGATGCAAGCGGCGTTGGCGCCTCGACGGCAGCGGCAACGGGCGTTGCGGCTGGCACGGGCGCGGCATCTGCTACGGGCGCGTCTACAGCAGCATCTGTGGGATCGGCGGCTGGTACTGGAGATGCGGCTGCGGTAGGTGCTGCGGTCTATGCTGCAATAGGTAACGCTGCTGGTACTGGTGACGCTAGTGCAGTTGGCACAGCTGTCATAGCCTCTGTCGGAGCGGCAGCTGGAGTCGGAGCGGCAGCCGGGACTGGTGCAGCGACTTTCGCTGGTGTTGGGTCGGCAGCTGGCGTAGGCGGGGCACTTGCGATCGGGGCGGCATTTGGAACTGGTGTTGGCAATGCTGCTGGAGTGGGCAACGCTTCCGCTGTTGGGGAATCTGTTGAAGCCGGGAGCGTTGGGGCGGCGGCAGGAGCCGGAACAGCTAGTGGTGTTGGCTCTAGCATTGCAGCGGCCGTAGGTAACGCAGGTGGTGTAGGCTCTGCCAGTGGTGTGAATCCCGAGGTAGCGGCGGAAGTCACTGGTGGGTGGGCAGTCAAGCCTGGGCGGGTTCCGAGAAAGGAAAATCGAGAAGAAGCAATTCTCCGTCAGAGACAAGATTTTGGCGTCCTCCCCCGCGAGGTCCCAGCCGTTGGGACGGCCCCCTCCCTGGCCGAGGCAGCTGGCACGTCCGGGGTTGAGGGCGCCCCCGTAATCGATCTCGACTCCCGCCGGCGTCGAAATCAGCAAACAATGTTACTGCTGCTGATGGCAGCCTGAACCTAGGCAGTTTCCTAGGGCACAATCCGACAGAGGTCGAAAATGGCAGAAGAATCAGCGGTACCAGCAAGCGAGGGGCAAAGCGCTCCACCAGAACCGAATATCATCGTGACTGGGGGGCCTGAAGCCGCCCCAGCAGAGCCAAAAGCGCAGGAAGCTCCTGCGTCTCAAGAATCCGGGGAAGAAGCGCCCCCGAAACAGCCTTCCGGCAAGGAAAAGCTGAACAAGCGCTTCAGTGAGCTGACGCGCACGATTTATGAAGAACGCGCTCGTCGGGAAGCCGTAGAGCAGGAACTGTCCGAGCTGAGGGCCAGGGCGCAGTCTGCCCAGCCGTCTGGCGGTAACAGTGCCCCGAAGCTCGAAGACTTCAAGGACTATGAGGAGTACGCAGAAGCCAAGGCCCGCTGGGTCGCGGCGGAAGAGATTCAACGAGCTACTCAAGTGCACGCCCAGCGTACAGCTAAGGATCGTGCGGCTCAGATAGCCGTTGAAATTCGCTCCCGCTGGGACTCCGGCGAAGCCGAGGCGCGTGAGAAGTTCGAGGATTACGATGAGGTAATGGCAGACCCAGGAGTGAAGTTCTCCGAGGCCGTGTCCATTTCGCTTCTTGATTCCGAGGTCGGCCCGCAACTTGCGTATTACTTGAAGTCCAATCCCGAGGAAGCCCGCAAGCTCGCGGGACTGAGCCCCGTCGCGGCAGCTCGAGCAGTAGGCAAATTGGAGTTGAAGTTGAGCAATGCTCCAGCACCGAAACCCACAACCAGTGCTCCGCCTCCCCCGAAGCCAGTAACGGCCTCGGCTCCCACGGATGGCCTCTCGGATAGGCTTCCCGTGGAAGAGTGGATTCGGCGGAGAAATAAGGAAGTTCTAGACAGGAGACGTCATGGCTAACACCAACTTAACAATCGATATGATCACGCGGGAAGCTCTTCGCATCCTGCATAACAACCTGGGCTTTACCCGGACCGTTAATCGGGAATACCAGGATGAGTTCGCCAAGTCCGGTGCCAAGATCGGTACCGTTCTGCGGATTCGCAAGCCCATTCAGGTCCCGGTGGTCACCGGTGCGACTCTGAGTGCCACGGATTACGTGGAAGAGAAAGTCGACTTGACCGTTGCGACGCAAAAGCACGTGGACGTGAACTTTACCTCTGCGGAGCTAACGATGTCGTTGGATGACTTCTCCCGGCGGATTCTCACCCCCGCAATGGCGCGCCTAGCGAGTGAAATCGACAAGGACGGCCTGGCTCAGTATGTCAACGTAGCACAAAGCGTTGGCACGCCGGGAACGACTCCCTCGACCGCTCTCGTGTGGCTCCAGGCGAACCAGAAGCTGAACGAAATGGCTGTTCCGCTTGACTCTCGCTTCGGCGCCATGAACCCCATCACTAATGCGTACATGGTCGATGGGCTCAAAGGCTTGTTCCACGCCTCTGGTAGCATCTCATCGCAGTTCAAGAAAGGCATGATGGGCGAGAACGTGTTGGGCTTTGACGAGCTCTTCATGGACCAGAACGTGCAGAGCCAGACTAACGGAGCGGGGGCGAGCTACCAGACGAACCTGGGTTCCGGGTGGACGACGGAAGGTCTAGCGACGTTGGCAGTGGATACTGGGACCGGCGCCCTTACGGCCGGCCAAGTGTTCACGATCGCGGGGATCTTCGACGTAAATCCAGAGACCAAGGTGGCTCTGGCCTCCCTGAAGCAGTTCGTGGTCACGGCGGCTTACGGTGGTGGTGGTGGGAACATTTCGTATGCTCCCGCGATCTACTCCGCTTCGGCCACTGGCTCGGACGCGGCAAAGCAGAACGTCGCGCAAACGAACACGGCAGGTAACTTTGATAACAAAGCCCTGACGCTCGTCGGAAGTGCGAGTACGGCGTATCCGCAAAACCTGGCCTACCATCGTGATGCTTTCACCCTTGCAACGGTTGACCTGCAAATGCCGGAAGGCGTTGACATGGCTCGCCGGGCGACGTATGATGGGATCTCCCTTCGCATCGTTCGTCAGTATGACATCTCTAACGACAAGTTCCCGTGTCGTATTGATGTGCTCTACGGTTGGGCAACCACCCGTCCTGAGTTCGCCTGCCGCGTGTGGGGCTAACTTAGTTAATTAGGCAAAGCGGGCTTCGGTCCGCTGAGCCGAAAGGAGAACATATGAGCACAAATTTGATCCGAGGGAACATAAACCGGATGATGCTGGTTCAAGCATCGTATGATCCGGCTTCGGTTGCTGCTAACACTACGGCGGATAATTCGACTACAATTACCGTACCCGGAGCCAGGGTAGGGGATCTCGTAATCGCGTTTAAGCCGACTACGGAAGCTGGGCTTGCTGTCGTAGATGCAAGGGTGTCAGCAGCTAATACGGTTCAAGTTGTCTTTGGGAACTTCACCGGCGGTGGGATTGACGAAGGGGCGGAAACCTGGACGTTCCTTATCATCAGACCAGATGTGGCAACCCTTCCAGGGGATGCACTGTAACATGGGCGGGCTGCGCAAGCGGCCCGTTTCCCCGGCGTGTTACGTTGTTGTAATCCGCCCGGGAAACGATAGGAGCTAGCCAATGGCAACTGGAACCACGATCATCGATGCCGCCTTGCATGCGCTCCAGGCTTTGCAGGAAGGGGCGAGTCATAATACGAATCAAGGGACGTTTGCCCTTGCACACCTCAACCGGATGCTCGAGGCTTGGAGTATCCGTAAGTCGTTCGTGTATCGGGAGAAGGAAGAAGACTTATCGTGGCCCGGAGCTACGACCTCGAGGACAATCGGAACGAGTGGGAACTTCAATACGACTCGTCCCTCGAGAATCGTCTCCGCTGCGTATAGAGGCTCAGACGGGTATGATTGGCCTGTCCCGGTGAGTGAGGAGAGGCCGAAGTACGAGCAGATCATGAACAAGGCCCTTGCTGGAGATCCTCCGGAGTTGCTGTATTATGATCGAGGTTTCCCCTTAGGCGTTCTCTACGTCTGGCCAGTACCTTCAGCAAGTTGGACCCTGCGGCTCTCTACGTGGGAGCAACTCTCGTCTCTCGCAACGGTGGGAGCAACCTTTTCGATGCCGCCGGGGTACGAGGAAGCTCTCGTGTGGAACCTCGCGGAGAGACTGTGGCCGACGTACCCGTCGGAGCAGACTCGAGACCTCGTTCGGTCTATGGCACTTGAGACGAGAACCGCAATCAGGTCGTACAATACCTTCCCGGTGCCGACCCTGCGGATTGATCCGGGGCTCGCTAGTGTAGGTTCATACAACATCTATCAGGATCGCTAACGTGCCCAATCGGACTACGATAAGCATTCCCCTGGGACTATCTTACGATACTCGGGGTGGGGCCGCTGCGACGAACATGGCCGCGGGCAAGGACCAGCGAAGGCTGAATTACATCTACGAGATCACTCGGCCGTCTGTTGGGGTTGCCCCGGATGTAGTTCTGGCGAAGCGTCCTGGGGTGACGATAGACGCTGGGACGTATGGTGCTGGGACGCAGGTCCAATATCTCGTTGCGAAAGATCCCGCTGGGACTTGGGACCCGACGCCTTGGATCTTTGTGAAGGACGGGTCTGCGAACAAGGTAGTGAACGCTTCCACGAACACGACGATATTGAGTAACTCTGACTATCAACCTCGATTCTGGGACACGATTAACATCAGTGGGACAGAGAATATCATCGTCCAACTCCAAAACACGACCAGTCCGTCTGGGACCCCAGCGCAGAAGGCCTACTATTCCACCGCGATAGCTACTTGGACAGAGATCTCGGATGCCGACTTTACTGGGCTCTCCCACCGGGGGAAGATGGAGTTCATGGATGGCTACGCGTTCATTGCAGAGGCTCGACACAGGATCTATCAGTCGAATGTGAACAGCCTCACCGCATGGGCGACGAATGATTACTTGACAAAGTCGATCTCCCAGGACCCGCCACAGGGATTGGCCAAAGTTCGGAATCAAATCCTGTTCTTCGGAACGGAGACGGTTGAGGTCTTCACGAACCAAGGAGGGACGGCCGGATCTGTTCTCGGTCGAGTTCCCCACACGGCTCAGCGGATTGGGCTTGGCCACGTCGCTGGAGGTGGGGGCGGACTCGTCGGAAAGACAAATTACTACGCGGCCCTCGGAGATCTGATGTTCTTCGCCGGGCGCTTTGGCGGTGGGGCGCTAGATACCTGCTGCATCGCGTATGATGGAAATAGGTTTGAGAAGATCTCCCGCCCGTATGAGGATAAGTTGCTGAGCAGCTCCACCGTGTATGGAGTCCACAAGATCGCCTTTCGTGGGATGGTCGGGGTTGCATTCCAGTTGACTCTCCCCACGGCCTCGACACAGCGCTCTCTCGTGTTCTTCCCCGACCTCAACGACTGGTTCGAGTGGGAAGCCACTGTGTGGAGTCCAGCGAATAACGGGACACACTACGCAGGGGTAGCGAATACGCAGAAGTTGTACACGTTCCAGGCAACGGACAACTGGCAAGACGATGGGACGAACTATACCACAACCGCACAGTTCCGTATCCCCCTTCCCGACCTTGGGTGGCATACTATGCCACACTGTGGGGTTATCGCAGATACGACTTCGTCCACGCAGAATTTGGCCGTTTCATTCTCCGACGATGACGGAGCGAACTGGTCCACGGCGAGGAATATTGACCTTTCCCAGCAGAGGAAAGAGATCTTTGCTTGTGGCGGCTTCCGGGAGCGTATGGTTAGGCTTACCCACACAGGAAGTGGGGAGACACGGCTTCGTAAATATTTTGCTTCAATAGGAAACTAGCATGTCGCTTGGCGCTTTCTCCAGTGAGGTCGGGTTCCCGCAAGGGGCCTTTGATAGACTGTCGAATAACTCGCTCAGCAAGTCTGTTGAGGTTATTCGTGAGCGGCTCACGGAGATTACTACGATTATTAACAACGGAGGAACGGGGACAGCTCCGCCGTTCGCTACCGTTGACGACGACGGGACCGTGCTCGTGAGTGATCAGATTGCATCTGCGAGTCGCGTGGCAACCGGGGTCTACGAGGTCTCGGCGAACGTCGCCTTCCAGGCAAGCGGGGCTTATTGGAGGTGCGTGCCGCTCGTGACGCCGATGGGATTTGTTGCAAACCCAGGGGAGATTCTGACCAAGTATTACAAGATGCTGTATACGACCGCGCCCAATCAAGCACAATCGTCAGTGCAGTATTACCAGGAAGGTGGTGAGGTTTGGGCAACGGATAACGACTACACGGTTTCTGGTTCATCTTACGACCGTATTGGGATATTGCGCCCGGAGAGCAATACCTGGACGTACTTGAACCTCAACGAGACGAATTACATTCAGCAGTATGGCAGTGCTGCGGGCGGGATGTTTGTCGATAACACCAATGGCTTGATGTTCATTCAGGCCAATGATGTTAGCAACAACGTCTCGACCTTGATCTACGACTGCGCGAGCAAAGCACTGCTGCTCAACGTGCGAGATTCGCTTGGCGGGCTTGATGGTGGTCAGTTCGAGTATGTTGTCGGCATTGATCCGGCAAATGAGACTTGCGTGATCCTCGACAACAACGCCTATGACTGGCGCACGACCACGAATGGCATTCCCGATGCAACGAGTTCCGGAGAGTTCAATCCTGCGGTCGCGGCTAATTCCTATAAGCCAGTCATGGCTGACACAGCCGGTAATTACTGGAACACGCACGACGATAACATCTACAAGTGGGTGTTCGGTGGTGGAGAGACCGCATACTCTACGGGCGCGGATAAATTGGCGCCCGGGCTTGTGTGCTATCGAGCGTCGAACAACACGATCTACTATATGTCGCAGAATGGCGACTACATCAAGTCGTTCGCATGCACAGATCAGACAATCACGCGCCTGAATGGATCTGCATGGGGAACGGTATCGTCGGAAGCAACCGCGCTCACATCGCTTAAGGGTATTCAGAGTCTTGACGTATCGAAGGATGGCACTCGCCTTATTGCCACGCGCGGTGGGTCTGCGACGTACTACACTTTCTACATCATTGACCCGAGTGACGGGTCTATCGAGGCCGCGTATACGCTGCCTTCACCATGGACCTATAACTGGTACTCGCGCATGATTGCCATATCCGACAATCGCATCTGGACGCTTGGCACGGAGCGCATCATGGAAGTCACATGGACCGGCGCACAACCCGGCGATCCGCCCCTCGTCTACAAGCCCGTCGTCGCCAACTCGCGCATGGTGACTGCCAGCAAAGCGCGCGTGGAGATTTTCGAGGTCGGGAACAGCATCATTAGGCGAGACACGCCGTTTCACATTGGATTCTTTGGATTGACGTAAGGAGTGAGTCATGGCTTACAAGACAAGAGAGCAGGCCCAAGACGAGCGTGAATCGCAAGGTTATGGTGACCAAGTCGAATTCAACGGTCAGCAGTATTGGACTCTGACTCCAGAGCAGGCCATAAACTGGGGTAAGCCAAGGCCTGGCGCAGAGGAAGACTTACATAAGTACATCACCAAATTGCCGGATGGGCGTGCCGCAGTTCCATTAAACATCATGCAATATGCTGCCAAGTACAATAATCCCAGTTTTATTGACAAGATTGCCGGCCCTGGACTCGCGCTTGGGGCTGTCGGGCTTGGCAATCTCGCCTTCGGTGGCGGGCTAGGCGGCCTATTTGGCTCCGGCGCGGGCGCCGCAGAGAGCGGCCTATCCGCCGAGCTCGCAGCCGGCGGGAACGTGCCGTGGCAAGGAGCTGGAGCAGGAGGTGGAGGCTCCTATTTCGACCAACTTATGCAGAATATGAACCTCTCTGCTGCAGATCCTGGCCTTTCTACTGAGAACTGGATGTCGCGGGTTGCTGGACCAGAGGGAGGGGTTGACCCCTGGGGTGGAGTTGATAGTGCTGGTTCCGACGACCTTATGGGTTCTTCGGGACTCCCCTGGAACGAAGATATGGCATATTACGGCCCTGAGTCCGCTGGAACCCAACCCCCAGCTCCAGTGTTCGATAGATCCCGGCCCACCCAAGGCTTAATAGACTCTGTCCTCAACCCAGTAGCTGCGCAATTGGGCCTTAGCGTACCTGCACTTATGAAGATCATCGGCGCCGGGGCTGGTGGAGTTGCGTCATATGTCGGTGGGGAGAAGCAGAAGGATATCTCCCGGGACCTGATCAACATGACGGCTCCGGAGAGGGAGAAGTTCCGTTCGCTCAACAGGGCGGACTTTATGGAGCAGTATAGGCCGATTCTCGAGCGTGGGGCTGACATTCGTGGGAGGCAGTGGAGCCAGAACGTTGGCAACCCAGCGCTGAGTCCCAAGGCCATGATCGCTACAGATAGGGACTTGGCTGACCTGTACGAGACCGCGTTTACGAATGAGCGGAAGCTGTATGGAGACTATGGGTTCAACACTCCGAGTATCGCTTCGGGATACAACAACCTGCTCAATGCGACGGCTGATCAGGCGAAGGGGGTGGGTGGAGCCATTGGATCGATCTTGGGAACAGTCGCAGGCTCTAGCCCGGTTAACCAGAGCCCAACAGATAGACTTCTCGCAATGATCGAGAACAACCCACAAATGTTCTTCCGGTCTTAGGAGATACAAATGGCGACGCTAGAGAGTTCCTTGCTCAATGTTCCGATCCTCCGGGAAATGCTGGGGATGGAGCAGTATGAGCAGGGCAAGCAGGCGCGGGACCTTGAACAGACTTTGGGGATTCTCAGTTCCGTGGGGAAGCTTGCGGAGTTGCAGAACCTTCCCGCGAGACGGAGGTTGCTCGAGGCTCAGGCAACGGGGGAGGAGTTCAAGGTCGAGGATACACGAGGGTTGCGGGATCTTCAAGCTAGGCTCCCGGAGATCCTGGCCCGCGGGGACTCAGCGGAGATCCAGGCTGCGATAGCTCGGCTTGCACCTCAGCAATGGGTTGCCGGGCAATTCAAGAATCCTATGGAAGGGTTGCCAGATACTGTCAAGCTCCAAGAGATTCGGGACAGGTACGAGCAGAGCCCAGACCCGAGGCTTGCTCGTCGAGCAGCGGAACTCACGGGGCAGATAACCCAGCGGTCAACCTCGGATAAGCAACGGGCGGAGGCCGCGCTCATCGAGATGGGGACCCATCCATACATAGCTCGTGGATTGGTCAACGGGACTATTATAGCAGTTACTCGGCCAGACGGAAGTCAGTATCTAGTCGACAAGAGAACCGCACAGCCGCCTGCGGTTCCTGGGGAGCCGGCGCCAGTGCCGGTACCTGCGCCAGGAGCTGGAGCTGGAGCAGGGGCATCTCCCTATGCTGCTCTGCCCCCGCCGCCAGGAGGGACCCTGCTGAGTGCTCCAACAAAACCCCGTCAGTTACTAAACGAGGAGGCGCAACAGCTCGCTAAGCTCACGGCCGATAAGCAGATCCCAAAATTAGACCAAGCTACACAGGCTATTGAAGCTATTTTTGGGCAATTTCCCGAAGGGGATACTCCAGGACTAGGGTACGGGAAAACTACTAATCCCGTAGCTGGCGCTGTTTACGGCGGAATGAGTGCTCTTCCACCAAAGGTGTTCCCCGGCGCACAAAAGTTTGGCGAGCAAGCCCAAAGGAACAGAGCCAATGTCCAAAGGTGGGCTAACGTGCTTGTTAGAGAATCTGCCGGACTTGCCCAGACGAATACGGAGTTGGAGAATGCTAAAAATGAACTCCAAGCTAAAATGAGCGGTTCTGAGATCGACTTACGAAACGCTTTCAAAGATTGGAGAAAGGCCTTCCTGGCTACAAAAGCAAATATCTTTTCCGGGTTTGACCCACAAGTAGTTTATGAATATTACCAGAGACATAAAGCACCTGCGACCTTTACAGCGCCAGATCCAGAGTCAGCAAAGGAGCTAGCTTTAGAGCTAAAGCAACGTGGCTTCAACAATATCCGGGTCCAGGCAATAGAGCCTGAGGCCCCTCCCGCCGCTCGTCCGAAGGCAGAGGACTTCCTCCCACGGAGACGCTAATATGACACTCGAAGAACTCGCAGCGAAGACTGGGTATGACCTGGCGGGTGCCAAGGCAGCGGGCGTCCCGGAACAAGAGATTGTGCAATTCCTCTCTTCCGTCACCGAGGCGGCCCCAGAAACTGGGCCTACCCCCGGGCAGATGTTCCGGGAAACGGTAGGTCCGACCGTTCGGGCGGTGACTCGTGGGGCTACAGCGCTTAACGCCCTTGTGGGTGACGTGCCATTCCAGCTTGCCGGCCAAGGTCGGAGAAGTTCTGAGTCTGTGGAGAGGGCCCTCGAGAGCGCTGGCTTCCCGGCGCCACAGGATCCGGCGGCGCGCGTTGCGGAGGACATAGCCTCGGCTATGACTGGGACAAGTACAATTGCTGGCTTGGCCCGGGTAGCCCAACCAATGACTGAGATGGGCCGACGGATAGCTGAGGCTCTGTACTCGAGACTAGGGCTTCAACAGACGGCAGTAGCTGGTGGCGCAGCCGCAGCCGGGACGGTTCGCGAGTCCGGGGGCTCTCCGCTAGAGCAAGTGGCGGCTGGAGTCGGGACGAGCCTAGCTCCGGCGGTTGTGGCAGCTCCGGTGGCGAGGGGCTTGCAAGCAGTCACTGCCCGCAGAGCCGGCCCGGTGTATCGGGAGTTCCAAGCCGCGGGAGCCGCTCCCACCGTGGGGCAGGCGATGGATTTCGAGTTCCTCCAGGGCATGGAGAACCTCATAGCGAAGTTCCCCGGGGGAAAGGGAACCCTGCGACACTTCTTTAAAAAGCAGCAGGAAGATATCGGAGCGTTTACGCAGACAGGGGTGTCCGGGGAAGCAGCTGGACGGGCTATCCAGTCTGGGATTGAGGGACAGAAGAGTCTGACTCGGCCCCCACAAGGTGGGTTTCTCCAGCGTACGGCTGAGCAGTGGCAGAACCTCGACAGCCAGTTATCTAAGCTCATCAATCCACAGGCAGACATAGTGCCGAGCAATACTATGCAGACCTTGCAGAAGCTCACTGGTCGGGTGAACGAGCCAGCGATTAACGAGGTCCTCCAGAACCCAACAGTCGCGAGAATGCTCGAGGCTGTGCAAACAGCAGCTCCCGGGACACCAGCAGGGCCCGGAAGGCTCTCGTATCAGACTTTGGCCGAGATGAGAGAGAATATCGGGCAGAGATTGGAGCGTAGTGCGTTGACCGAGACCCTGGGGAAAGGAGAACTCAAAGCCCTTTATCGTGCTTTGTCAGAAGATATTCGAGGGATAGTTCAGGGATATGGCAAGCGAGCGGAAAACCTGTACAATCACAGGCAGAACCTTTGGGAAGGCCGGCAAGACCGGGTGGAGAAGATTCTGGAAAAAGTAGCTGGCCCCGGGAAGACTCCAGAAGACTCTTGGCAAGCTTTTGTTCCGAAGAACTCGGAAGAGGTCGCGAGGGTCCGTGGGGTTATGCGGAGCTTGCAACCAGACGAGCGGCAGATAGTGTCTGAAGCTATGATTGCGCGGATGGGTCGTGCTCCCACGGGGAAGCAAGACCCGACGGGGGAGAAGTTCTCAACGGAGAATTTTCTCAGCAATTGGGTGAGCATGTCTGATGGGGCAAAGCAGATCCTGTTCACAGATCCCGGGACACGGAACTATCTCAACTCCGTTGCTGGAGTTTCGGGCCGACTGAGGGAAGCTGGGAAGGTAGGGAGTAGACTGGCGGAGTCTGCAGCTGCAGCTCCATATGGTTTAGCTATTCTTGCGTTAATGCAGCATTTTGCTTTAGCGACCCTCGCCCCGCTCACGGCGTTCCAAGGGGCAAAGCTCCTCACGAACCAGAACTTCGTCAAGTGGCTCTCGGGAATGGAGGGAGTCCAACCGAGTGCCATCCCTGGGCGGATGGTTCGACTTTCTCAGATCTACCAGCAATCTCGAGACCCAGAAACCCGCGAGGCACTATCCGCATACGTCAAGGGTCTTAACGAGGCCCAAGGAGAGCCATAATGGCTGAGTACGACTCCCCAGTTGGTGTGATTCCCAAGCTCATGGCCGCTGCGCATCGGCGGCAAAGTCGCAAAGGCCGGCCTCCGGCAGACGAGGGCTCTCTGCCGCTAGAGCGAGAAGCGACGAAAGCCGAGCGCGGGCGGGCCTCGCTTACGCAACAGGAGATCGATGCTGCGGAGAGACCAAATCCGCTGGATATCTTGCTTGGGGGGATTGGCCCGTCGCAGGCGATGTTGCTGGGACTGGGTGCAAAGCTTGCTCCGACGGGGAGGATTGAGCGGGCGATGGAGTTGCTGGACAAGGGGGTCGACCCAGCGGCGGTATATGCTGCAACGAGTTCCCAAGGGCGGTTGCCGGGGATCAGTCGAGGGGCGGAGGGCAAAGCTCGATGGGAGATCACGGATACTCCGGCGAGAATGAGTTTCCCCCCGAGAGGTGGGAAGTGGAATCTTGAGGACTTTCTTGATCACCCAGAACTCTACGCGAATATACCAGATTTGCGGGGGATGAAACTACAGATTGAGCCGAGTCGAACTCGCTTTGCTGGTCAATATGACCCAAGGAAAGACGAGATCTTTATTCAAGGGACAGAAGGGTACTTTAAAAAGACCCTTCCTCATGAAGTTGGGCACGCGATTCAGGAAAGGGAAAACTTTGCTCGTGGGGGCAACGTCGAGATGTGGCCAGAAATTCTTAGAGAAAACCTCGGTCAAAAGATGGCTCGTCTTGTTGGGATGAGGCAGCAAGGGCAAGAGCGTGGAGTTGACCTCCAGAAACTTATGCAAACCCCTGGGTATAAGAAGCTACAAGAGGAGATTCGACGGATTTCTGAGGTTGGCGATGATTCACGAGAGCTTGAGCGACTCTATCGTAGGCTGGCGGGAGAGGTTGAAGCTCGAAACCTCACAACCAGGTGGAATATGGATCTTGGACAAAGGGCTAAAACTCCACCTTGGTTGACGGAGGAGTCGAATATCCCCCGTGAAAGGCAACTTATCTTAATGAGGTAGAAGTTGAGGGACAGTACCAGAGAGAAAAAGAAAGGAAGCTTCATGCAGATTAACGAAGGCGGTATGTTCCAGGAAATTATCTCGGCTATAGTCGCCGCCGCCGTTGGTGGCGTTGCTTGGGCTATTCGTAACACGTATGGGAGGATCAGGAAATTGGAGGATTGCACCGTGCGCAAGTCAGAGTTTGAAGAACTTGAAAAGTCTGCCGTCAAACACGAGGTTTTTGACGAGCGGATGGAACGTGCTGAGACCGATCGCCGAGAGATGCGCGAGGGGATTGTGAAACTGTTTGATAAAATTGATGAGATCAAGACGATTCTGATCAAGCAGAACACGGACGGCTGACTATGATCAAGCGCGATCGGATCATTATCTCTGCACTGGCTTTCAGCGCGGTTGGTTTCGTTTCGCTCGTGCAGTATGAGGGCTATACCGACAAGGCGGTTATCCCCATTCCTGGTGACGTTCCAACAATCGGCTTCGGCACTACGGAAGGCGTGAAGATGGGAGACACGATCACGCCACCGCGCGCGTTGCAGCGGGCCTTGACGAACCTCGAAAAGTTTGAGGGCGCATTAAGGCGCTGCGTCAAGGTTCCGCTGCATCAATACGAGTACGATGTCTATGTCTCGCTGAGCTACAACATCGGCGAAAATGCTTTCTGCGGGAGCACCCTTGTTGCCAAGCTCAACGCTGAGGACTATGCCGGTGCCTGCGCGGAGCTCAGCCGCTGGGTGTATTCTGGCGGGCAACGCATCCAGGGACTCGTCAACCGTCGCGCGAAAGAGCGCGCACAATGTGAGGGCGCATCATGATCGAATTCCTAATCGGGCTCGCCATCGGCGGCGCGCTCGTCATTCACGCAGTACGCCGATACCTTAACCGTGAGGGTAAAGTCGCGGATCTCGTTCGCCGGGTAACCGGAGCTATCAAGGAGTAAGACAATGGCACAAGCAGAAAGTGGCGTACCAGCCAAGACCGTGGTGCATACCACGCTAAACCTCAACGTGCGGGATCTGTGGTACAGATTTCAGCGGACAATTGAGGAGATGGTGTTGTCTGGATCGAGCAATGTCGCATCACATATGCGAGACGACGACTATAAGCGGATGCAGCAGAACTTGAAATACATCCGTGACGCTGCAATCGTCGCTACATCGGCTCCGCAACTCGATACACCATTTACGTTGACTCGCGAGTACGCATTAGAGCATTGGTTCGATGACAAGCGCATGCTTGAGAACGACGACATGGACACAATCAAGACCATGCTCGTTACTGCGAGGGATGGGCTCGCACTATCGGCACAGAGCAACCGCTTGCCGAACCGGCTGCACATTCCTGATGGCGAGCGCCTAATCGCGATGCTCGACGCGATTGATACGCATGTACAAAAGGTGACGTTGGAAAATTCCCCTATGGATTTTCCGCAGACATCACCGACGAGAGAGGTATCGCCAGCGGGTCGCACGGGAATCTAAATGCCGCGCTGGGAATACGAGCAGCAACTACCACAACTATTTCGTCAACCGAAGGGGATTACCATGCAAGAACCATTAAGCGTATCAATCAGCGTCAGCGTAAAAGACGCATCCGGCGCCGTCGTGTATTCAGCCGAGCACTGCTGGGCCGGCATGTCCGAAAAGTCGGAGGTCGAGTTTCTCGCGGCCTTACACAACGCCGTAACCGATCTGGGTAGGGCGAAAGCGGCGGGGAAGTCGAAGCCCGCCTAGACCGGATCGAGGAGTTGCTAACCGAGCTCGTGGCCATTCTCGCAGGCTACCGTGGGACTGATCCTAGCTAACTGGCGCATCTTCGGCGTGCTGGCCATCCTCCTGGTGGCCGGCGCTGCCGTGGGTGTCAGCCGCTACCAGCTCGCACTATGCGAGGTCAGATATATGCGGCTGATGGTCGAGTACAAGGGTCTCGTGAGCAGAGCAGAGGAACAGAACCGCGCCGTCGAGGCGCTAGAGCAGGCGGCCAAGGAAGCAGCCGCACGGGCTCGCCAGGCGCGCGAGGCTGCGGCCAAGACCGTGCGGATAGCCGAGGGTAAGGCTGCGTCACTGGAACGCGCTCTGAGTGCTCCTCGTGCGACGTCAGAGTGCCCTGCTGGCGATGCGGTTAGGGTGGTGAGGGCGGATCTTGCTGCTCAGTAGCCGATATTTTTTCGCTGACCTCCCATACCGGCATGGCTGTTAGCATCTCGGATCCATTGTCCATGGTAATTCTAGTCCCGCGCGTTCCGTTATATTCGACGGCTTCCCAATGGTTGATCTTGTCAGCAATCACAAAAAAATCTTTCGAGTTTACGTCGTATCCCAGGAACCTTAAAACTCTCATTGCTAGTATCCTTTCATTCGCGTTGCTCGCCGGCTGTGCTACTCCCGACCCCATCATTGTGCGCATCATTCCAATCAATCAAAGAGCCTCTAGCTCGTAATTCATACCCTCCACGATCAGATGTATCCCAATGCACTTCGACATATTTTGCCAGTTCATTTACTAACCTTTGTCGTACCATGGACTCGCAATGTTTGGTCATAGCAAGGGTGCCTTCCTGGTTGAGACTATCGACGATGTCTTGGCTAATCCATTGCACGACGTTTGCGCTACCTAAAACTCTCATTTGGATTCTCCTGTTGCTCAGTAGTCAGGGGATGCCCATAAGGCACCCGAAATCCGCTTGCATGCTTATGGCCTCCGCCCCCGTATTGTTTAGCGATCTCAGCAACATCCATCCCCTCATCTACAGAGCGTAAGGAAAACACACGACCGTTAGGCGTATCCCAATAACACCCAGCAAATGGTTGGCCTTTGGCAAGTTCGTGTCCGGCATCGCTAGTCAATGTGTATGGTAGATTCGCAACCGGAACTCTAAATCCGCCGATAACAAACTCGCGCGTAACGACCTTTATCAGCTCAGAAATATCTTTGTGATGCTTGCGCTCGATTGCCTCGCCCTGCTCTGCCAGTTTTTGGGGGTCCGTTTTCATAAGCTCATCCCATACGCCAAAGTCATAGGGATAGCTGAACACGTTTGCTTGAATCTCACGGGTACGAGCAAGGGCAAATCGCCACAAATCTCGATCCTCGATGTGATGCAACAGTTGCGGCATAGTTGTTGCCTTTGGCTCCCAGTATTGCCAAGCGAGCACTGCCCCCGAGTGTTCCAAGCTCACAAGCGACTCAATCCTTTTGGATTCGATCAGTGGCGCTAGATCCTCAATGGCTGTTTTGTGGTGATCGATTAGCACGACCTTCCCGGCCTTTGTCAGAATATCCTCTACCACATCACGCTTATAGGAGAAGTCTACTAGGTAAACGTCACGCCCAGTCACATCTGGTGGCGTATCCTGATAGACGCCAGCATGAAAATTAAACGTGCGATCAGCGTATCGAGAAAATACCCAGGCAGCCCCAAAACCATCCGCGCAATTACTATGATAAATACAAAGTGGGTTCAATTTAGTCTCCTTGGTTTACTGCTCTCAGGCTGCGCCACTCCAGAGCCCATCACTGTGCGCGTGCCCGTGGCAATCAAGTGCATCGACAAAATCCCTGAGCGCCCTCAATTGCGTACCGATGCGGAGCTTGCGGCCCTCGACGACTACGGCCTGATCATTTTGCTTGCGAAGGATCGGCGCCTGTACCAGAGCTGGACTGCGGAGTTGCTAGCGGTGGTGGAGGGGTGCCGGTAAGGGCGGCGCGAGCTACCCAGCCATCCTCAACTGTTGCTGTTCCGGCCTCGTCACACCAGAAATTTGAGGGCTCGCCGCTAACAGTGTCCCAGGCCATGTCATCGCAGATAGTGAAGTGATCCTTGTCTGCGTAGAACCTCAGCGCGGTCTCCAGCTCCGCGATCCGCTTCTCGCGAGGCTCGGCGGCGGCGGAATAGGCGCGCCACATCCATTCATATGTTGATGGGAGGAACGCACCAAATCCACGCTCACGCATCATCACCTCAAATTCCGCTCTGAGTTCGTTTGTGGTCATTTCTCGCCTCCGTTCATCGCGGTGTCGATGGCGGCATCTAGCGTATCATCAAAAATGATCTGCGGCGACCAGATAGGTCCGTAGATTACGCGGCTGCGCAGCCACCGATACCGCTCCGCATCGCGCTTGGCTTCGGCAAGCTCGCGCTCTAGTCGGCGGGCGAAGTCGAGTAGCTTGTTGTAACTATCCGCGAGTTCATTTATTCCGCACTCCTTCGGTTGTGTAGACACTAATGCATCCGTGCGGGGCGTGTCGGTCATGGTTGCATCCCTGAATCAACCCAAGGCCCCCACAACGGAGCTGTGAAGAGGACGAGAATAACTAACATGAGAATCACAACGAGTATTGCTTGTTTCATTTTAGTCTCCTTTCACGAGTCTTTGAAGTTCACCCCAGCGGCTTTCATACAATCGCGGGAGTCTTTGCACTTAATCTGCTTCCGGTTGTAGAACCCCCGCCAGTCCTGGACGGTCTGTTCGGAGACTCCGAGCCGAGAGGCCAAGAGCCCCGTTCGGATCTTGCGATTCGCTGCGAAGAATGCCCACGGACAGCACCAATGTGATTCACGGAGAAGGTCTTCGAATTTCACGGTCGTATTACCTCATCGTTATTCGGTCGGGAATCAATAGGCTCTAGAAAAGCTTGCTTCCCCTCGTACACGAGGCGGACAACCTGAGCCCGTAGGGCTGTCGTGAGCATACCTTCGAAATCTCGTGCGTCGGGAAAGTACGTTTGAGCGAAGCGATAGACTTCTTCATATCGCATTCGGCCTCTTCGGTGGATGAGTGAAATCAGCCGGTCCATGTGCCCACTGGCTTCGTTCTGTCCCAGGCGAGCGAAAACCTTTGGCATGTCACTCTCAAGGTCTGTGACCATTGTGTTCGCGAGAACAAGATCTTCGAGTTCAATCCTCATCGTGTCCCGTTGGGATGCTGAGATCACCATTGCGAGCTTGTGGATGTGGGTTTGCTTCCGCGCTATGTATCCCCCGAATCTCTGATCATCGAGCCCGTCTGGGCGATTCTCGTAGTGGTCTTGGTACCATTGGGTGCCCCAGGTTATGGCTTCCCGCGTTAGGGTGAACTCTCCGCACATCGTTGCGGCTACGTACTCGAGGTCGTGGACAAGCTCTATCGCCCGGTCCGCCATTCCAGCGGGAACTCGCTCCCGCGGGTAGGCGACGTACTTTTCCTTCGCATCTGCGAAAACGAAGACGCAACGGGAGGTAAAGCCCCCGCCGATGAGGTACTCTGGGAAATTCCCCGCGATCCACGAAGGCGTCGTGCAGGCTACGATGTTGATCCAAGGATTCACGATTTCGTCTGTCCCCGCGAGCTTGGTCACCTTCCTCATCGTCCCCTGGCGGCCGTCCCACAGCGTGACGAGCAGGTCTATCATGTCCCTGTCATCTGGGTTGAGCAAGTTCCCGAATTCGCTCGACTCGATCGTGATCGCGCTCATCGCGTGGAAAACTCCATCAAGTTCAAACGCCTCGCCCGACTCCGCAAGAGACTTGGCTAAAGCTTGCCACGTCACGATCTCCGGGCCGAACTTGACCCCTGGGACTTGGCGAAGGAGACTCATTCCGATACTCGCAGTTGTGGATTTCGATACGATCCCGGGAGGGGCGACGAGGATGATGTAGAAGTTTGGGTACCATCGAAAGTACACCTGGTCAATCCACACTCGTCGGCGGAGCGCGCCCGCAAGGGTTGAAACTCCGACCCAGAAGTACATACGCTTTGGGGCCTCGCCGAAGCTCGCGTAGTCGACGAACGATTGAAGCCAATTTTCAAGATGTCGGCCACTCACTCACACTCCCCCCAGGACTTGGTTGATGTTTTTATTCCAACTGGGATAATCAGCGGGTCTTCATACGGGACGAGGATTTGAGCCTCTTCTCGGAGCCTACGGATTACCCACTCGCCGAGGTGCGTCGGGAACTGGCCCGCGAGGGAGTCGTGGACTTGGAGGAGGACTTGGGCCTCCCGGAGGTTCTTGTGGATGTTGACGAAAGCTCGGTTGATGACGCAGGCGACTGTGGACTGGGGGATCCAGGCGAGGGCTTCCGGGAGCAGGCCTTCCACACGGTCGAAGTAAAATCTACGATATCCAAAGCGATTTGTAACACATCTCTTGGATGCAAGATCAGCTTCCGTCCTGACGTGCCAATCACGTATTCCAGGGTGGGCGACAAACCAGCGAGAACGCCGTCTTTCAGCTTCATGGACGGAAATTCCGCAGTTAATAGCCATCGTTCTTGGACCCCCACCGTAGTTTGTCCCGTGGACCCAGGCCTTTGCAGCCGGACGACTAATTCCCAGAACTTTGGCGTTCTCGCTATGGATATCCACCCCCTCACGGAGCATCGCTTTGAGCTCTCCGTCATCGGCTTCCCATACCACCACCTGAAGGTCCGCGCGGTCCAGGTCCATGTCGAAGAATGTGAATCCAGTATCGGGTATGAAGAGTCGGCGGACATTGGGAAGCTCCAGGTCGTCAGGGTCCTCGGGCACAGTGCCTTTGGGCAGGTTTTGAAGGTTTGTCCCAGAACCAAAGGCGTTCTTGGAACTCGAGAAGCGGAAAGTCTCCGTTCCACAGATGTTGAACGAGCAACGCATCCGTCCGTCCCAGTCGAGCTTGGCCTCGACGAAGGTTGAGCGGAATACGCCGAGGGAACGGATCTCAGCGATCTTGCGGACGAGCGGACCGAGCAGGGGCTCGCGGGTGGCGATGAGCGTGAGCGCGTCGTCGTCGAGCGTTGGCTGTCCAGTCTTGCGATTGTGGATTACCTTTTGCCCCAGATCGGTGTAGAACAGGTTGTGCATTTGGATTGGGGATCGCGGGTTGAGGCGGTAACCCAATACGGCCTCGAACCAGGCCTCACGGGCCTCGATCTCGGAAGCGAGTTCGAAAGAGAATGCTGCCTTTTGGGATGTGTCGATCCGAACTCCGCGCGTCATGGCTTCGAGGACGGCGGAGAACAGTTCGTGCTGGAAAGTCTCGACCGAGGAGAGACTGAGCTCTTTACAGATATTGCGAGTCGTGTCCGCGCATTCGAGGGTCCGAATTGCGTCTTCGCAGTTGTAGTACCAGAGTTGGTCCTCGCCGACCTTCGGGTCCCACTCCTTCCCATCGTCTTTCCAGTACACGTAGTGGGAACAGTAGATTGAGGCTTGGAAGTCGAGAGCCTTGGGGAGGCCCGCAAACGCTACGTGATGGCTGACCATTGTGTCCTGGCCCAGGCGGGGGATGAAGCACCACCAGCGGTAAGTGTACTGGAAGTCGTAGAGGAGATTCTGCCCTACGACCTCAGCATTCGGATGGCAAAGCACTCGCTGGAGGAGCCAGAGGATCTGGGCCTCTTCCTCCGCGAGCCAGTAGCCGTCCTGCCGCTCCACGCACATGAAGGGGATGCAATACGCTCTGTCCGCGAAAGGCGCTATCCCGGCGCAAGCTATGTGACCCGCCCGAGTCTCAAGGTCGAAGGAGATTCGGTGTGGGCCAAGGTCGAGAATAGTCAGCGTGGCTTTGAGTGCGTTGATTGCTTGCTCGAACGTGGGACGGAGGACGAGAGACCACTCGGGGACTGTGAAGTCCCGGGACTCGATGTGCTTTGCCGCTCGCCGCAAGTCGTGGACAGCCGCGGATCTCCACGACCACTGACGGAGGATTGCGGCGGGATGGTACGTCGGGACGACCCAGGCACCGCTTGGATGCCGGAGTTCGCTTCCCCGCCACTTCGTTATCCCGAGCTTGCCGGTCAAGGCCCAGAGGGCGGTGTTCCCGAAAGCGACGATCACATTCGGCTTGACCATCTCGACTTCCCGCTCGAGGAGCTCGACCCCCTCGGCTACGATCTGGGTCATCCAGATCCCACGGAACGGGGCGCACTGGACTTCTGTCCGGGCCTTGCCTTTCAAGTTGAACCAAGCCCCGATTTCGTTCTTTGGCGGCCTCGCGCGGCAGACGTTCGTTACGAATGCTTCGGAACGGAGAATCCCAGCCTCGTGAAGCATCCGATCGAGTTCCATTCCGCTCACGCCGACGAAGGGGATGCCAAGACGTTCCTCGGACTCCCCTGGGGCCTCACCCACGAGCATGATCCTCGCGGGGCAAGGTCCAACTGGACGGATTTGAGGGAGGGTCATGTTAGGCTTTCGTCGGTTTTCATTTGAGCTCCTTTATCCTCGTAAGAGCAATGCCGTAACTCGCGGGGTCGATCTCGAATCCCGTGGCTCGACACTTCAGCGCATGGGCCGCCGGGAAGACCGGGCCAGTTCCACAGAATGGATCGAGCACGGAATCCCCTGGGTGAACGGAGCGGGAGAGCAGGTCCTGGAACAGGGCCACCGGCTTCTGGGCCGAGTGCCCAAGGTTGTCGTCAGAGGGGAAGGTCAGCACGTCCCCGGCGATCCGGGTGACCGGTTTGGCCCCTTTGATGGCGAAGATGATTAGCTCGTATCGACGCTGGGGAGTGTGCTCTGGCCACGGAGTTCGCAGGCCTCCGGGCTTGTGCCAGATGAGCGGGGTCCGGTGCACCCACCAGCCTGCTTGCTCGAGCGCGTCTCGATAGTCAAAGAACCAATCTATGTCGCAGAAGACGTACATATGTGCTTGGGGCTTTACGAGTTTTAGGGCTTCGTATGCCAGGAACCGTAGGGCGGCGTCTGCGGCGTTGAAGGAATCGAGGTACCCGTGGGCACCTGCGGCCGCTCCGTCAGAATCCCCAAACTCGTCTGCACCTATCCCATAAGGTGGGTCGGTGATTATCACGTCGTAGAGTTCGAGGCCTGTCATTGCGAGATCGTAGCACGATCCGAGCCGCAGGGTGTGAGTCTCCGCCGTGAACTCCGCGCCGTATCGCTCTGCGAGCAAGGCGTTCTTCCGGCCTTCCTCTTGCCGCTTCAGCGCTTTGAAAGCTTCATCCACAGACTTCGCTTTCGCAACCTCTGGGTTGTGAAGATGCTGCGCGAGAATAAGCTCTTTGCGTGTCGTGGACTGGTACTCGCCATCTCGGCGGCCGCGAACTTCTTCAGCAATGTCTGCTGGTGTTGGCGGAGCCTCCCCACGGAGGCGTGCTTGCTCCCCACGAATTTCGGCCACGCGGGAAACAGCCGTGGCCCGTTCTTGCCATGTGAGATCCGTGCGCTGAACGTTTTCTTCCAGCTCGGCTTCAAGGGCCGCGAGAGGAGAAAGCTCTCCGAGCGTGAGAGTCGGGACCTCATCTCGTCCCACTTCGACAGCTCCACAACGGAAAGATATCCCCAGTTGGTGAAGATCTCGGATTGCCCGAAGTCTCCGTTCCCCGGCGACGAGGGTTCCATTATCACGGACTACCACTGGGTGCAGCAGGCCGTGATCCCGGATGGACTCCATCAGAGAGTGGAGCTTCGCTGGGTCGAATTCCTTTCGCTGCCGATTCGATGGGATAACGATTTCTGAGATAGGTAATAGCTTCACTGAACCTCCCTGGGATGTCGTTGAAGTCGAGATAGTACACTGGGATATTGAGGTCCTCTGCGAGGACGACCTCGTGGGCTATGCCGAGGGAATCTTCCCATCCCTCGAGGGTTATGACGACTACGCGAGAGGCCGCCCGGACTAGCGGGCGGCACTGGCGGAGCCAGAATTCGTGAGACTCGGTCTCGGAGAGGCGGAGCCAGAATTCGTGAGACTCGGTCTCGGAGATGAGGCCGGAGATCTCGGGGAGGAGAGAGTGCCCGTGGACGATTGGGCTGTAGACGGGAATATCCGCGAGGGCAAATAGCCCCGCGATCCGGCGGGCTTGCCTGAACCGGCGAACTCGGATGAGTTCTTCCGGGCTGGTATACGGGCTTGCAAGGTAAGTGTACAAGTTATCCTCCGAAAAAGCGGGGGCCGAAGCCCCCGAACCTCGCTACTGAGGACTATAGGCGGGATACCCCTGTGACTTTGGCCCTGGGCTCATTGTTGTAGATTTCATGCTCGACCTTCACCCGCGCGACCTTGCCTACGAAGTCTCCTAAGGCGAATGCACGGTTGGGGTCGTTAATTCCACAAGCTTCGCGGGCCTGCCCGAGCTTCACATTCTTTCCTTCGCCCAGATCGAGTCCTCCTGACGGAGTTAAGTCGAGGAAGATCCCTTGAGGCACGAAGACTTTGTCCCGCCCCAGATCTGCCCTGATCGCTGGGGAATCGATAGACCAGATAATATCTAAGGCAACTCCAGATTTCGAGGGGTCGGCTTTCGAGGTCCATTCCCTAGGAGTCACCTTATCTACGACTGCTGGATACTCTCCCACTGGGCAGGCTTTGTATTGGGTGGAGTTTGCCCCTTGAAACTGCGTTTGCATAAATGCTGCTGGGTCAAAAGTACTCATTGCTCCTTGCTCCTTGCTTTGCGCTGGTTGAGGTTCCCGCACGTGTATGCGGGCAAAGCGCTCGGGGGAGCGATACTCACTCCGTCCGAGCCTGATCCAGCCCTCGGACTCTGCTTGGCGACATGCCAGGCGGAAGCCGCGGGGACTGGTGCAGACGACCCTCAGGGTCCTACGCGGCCGCCCCGAGATTTCCATGTGCTCACGATCTGTCCGAAGTCCGGCTCGAGCCCGTCCGCGATCCGCAGATTTCGAGCCTTGAGATCCGCCCCGATGGCTGCTGTGCTCCAGGTGAACTTGTCCCCCTGCCGCTGGGCGAGTACCACGTCGGAGAAGTAGATCGGGAGCTTTGGGGCGAGCTTCCGCCCGAGGGTTGCCGCCATGATCTGGCTCCCGCCGGCAACCTCATTCGTCTCTCGCTCTGCGTGGGCCACGAGGACGAAGTGACAACGGGTGACTACGCAGATATTTCGAATGAGCCACTCGAGGTTGTCCATCGCTACGCCCCAGTCGGCCATAGACTTCACGGGCTTGCTCCCGACTTGGAGGGCCATCGCCATGACGTTGAGGCCGGAAAGGGAATCGAGCCACAGGACTCGGTCGGGAGCCCAAGAGTCGACTGCCCCGTAGGACTGTCCGCATCGATCGCACTTGAAGCCAGAGAGGGTCTCGAGGACCTGGATGTACTGGTTGTGCTTCAACTTGTTAATGTCCCCGAGCTTGGTGAGGGATTCGAAGGAAAGGGTGTTGATCTTGCGGGCAGAGTCGATCATCGAGGCCCAGTCCGTCGTCGCGGGCTGGACGTAGTGCCAATGCAGGTCCTGGCACGGAATGTCCCCGACGACTTCGAAGCCTGGCTCTGTGAATATCGCGAAGACCTTGAGACCTTGCTTGACCATCGTTCGGAGGGACCAGGTCTTGCCGGCGCCCGAGCCTCCGATGAGCATGGTATTCGTGCCTGGGAGGGAGGGTTGCTGGCTTGCTGACACAACTGCGGGAATTGCGCTCATGTCGGTTCTTTCTCATCAGAGATGGTTATAGTGCAATACTCACGAGAGTATTTATCTATTTCAATTGAAGCCCTGAGAATAGTACTTCCCTTGATTCCTGGGATTAAGTGCTCCAAGTTTTTCCTGATGAGAGTTATGACCTCTGATTTAGTTAGATAAATGTCGGCTTTCATGGTGTTATCCCAAGAAGGAAATCCGCCTCTCGACGTTGGAGCTCGAGCGGCAGGGTTGAGAAAGTATCAAGTGGGACTCGTGTGTTGAGGGTGAGGCTCCCGGGGACGCAGCCCCAGTACTCACCCGTAGCGCATCCGCAAGGTGCCCGGATGATATCGAACTCTTGAATCACCCCATCGTCGAGCATACACTCGCGAGCCCAAACCTCCCCGCAGATCCAGCAGATCCAAAGCCGGGACGAGTACGAGGGGAGCTCAAGCTCCCCCGGGTCTCTCCGAACGACCCAATCACCTCCCCAGCGAGCGGTCCACACGCACTGGACCTCCCTGTGCATGGTTCCGGTCTCTGGGTCAGTCCAGGTTCGTGGGTTAAGCGTCAAAGTACGCTCGGATGAGGATGAGGAGGAGGAAGATTGCTAGCAGGACCCAGAACATTCTGGCTCGACCTTTGTTTCCATCCGGGTCAGTGGGTCCCACTTGCGCCGCTCGAAGTACCCCTCCAGCCAGGGAGTGGGATCTTGAGAGGAACAGCATTGGGTGAATACGCACCCGCCGTACTCTGTACACGAGTGGTCGAGGTTGAAGTCCCAGACTCCGGAGTCCCACATTACCCCTGCCCGCTCGATGTCCCTATGTGTCTGCTCGAGCCAGCGGTCGATCATCCACTGGGGCCGATACGTGATCGCCTGGGCCGTGTCGTACTTTGTCT